ATGGGCTTTCTCGCAGGACAACCGAATAGTAGGCTTTTCGGTTCTGCAACCCCAAGGCGATAATCTACATATATGGTGTTCATATTTTGAGCATAACCTCGATCCTTGTTGGCAGGCTCTACTAGAGATTGCCAAGGCTGGTGGAGCAAGTACAGTAACTTTTGACTCTCATCGTAAAGGGTGGGATGTAATAGCAAGAAAATATGGGTTTAGACCTAGAAAATGGATAAAGGATATTTGATATGGGCGGAATATTTGGTGGTGGTGAGCAAGTAAGACCACAAGAAACAACTAATGTTACTGAGATTGATCCAATGCTCAAGCCTTATGTAGAGTTTGGTTTAGGCGAGGCAAGACGCTTATACGAATCACAAGGCCCTTCTTACTTCCCAGGACAGACCTATGTAAGCCCTACAGAAACTACCTTATCTGCGCTACAAGCAGCCGAACAACGAGCTACTGCTGGTAGTCCATTACTAAGAGCGGCACAAGCTGAGAATTTAGCTAATGTACAAGGTCAGTATTTAGGTGGAAACCCTTTCTTTCAAGGCGCATTTAATCCTGCTGCCAAGGCTGCTCAACAATCCTATTACGATGCTATCCAAAATGTAACTTCTAAAGCTGCTAGTGCTGGTCGCTATGGCTCTGGCGCTTATGGTCAATTAACAGATCGTGCCGGTGGCACTTTTGCTAATGCGCTTACTGATATTGCTGGCAAACTAGCCTATCAAAATTATGCAGATGAAAGAGGTAGGCAGGCTGCTGCTACGGCTGCTGCGCCTGGCATGGCAGAGGCAGACTACGGAGATATTCAGCGTTTACTAGCAATTGGACAGGGCAGAGAGGGTTATGCTCAGACTGCATTGCAAGACCAAATTAATCGTTATAACTACGAGCAAAATCTCCCACAAGCTAAACTGCAATCATTCCTAAGTGGCGTATATGGCGCACCTACTGGCGGTGTATCTACTTCTACTCAGCCTATCTACTCTAACCCAGGCAGAGAAGGTCTTGGAGATGCACTAGCTATTGCTGGTACTGTAGCCCAAGTAGCCCCATTGTTTATGTCTGATATTCGCACAAAACAAAACATTGTTAATATTGGCAACGGAAAGCACAATCTACCAGTTTATATGTACGAATATAAGCCAGAGTGGAAAGATGAAGCCGGTCATGGCAAGTTTATTGGTTATATGGCTCACGAAGTGGAGAAGGTTTCTCCACAAGCAGTTACTATTCGTGCCGATGGAATTAAACAAATTCGCTACGATTTAGTTTAGGAAAAATTATGGACTTCAGCTTTTTGGATGATTTGTTTACAAACATGGGTAATAGCGCTGCACAATCAATGCCCATGAATTCTGGTGGCATGAACAATCTTTTATCTAATTATGGATTAGATGGCGGCTCGTTTGCTGGTCAATCAGCCTTTCAATTGCCAATGTTTGCTTACACCCCAGACTATCTAAATATGCTTGCACAATATCAAGGTGTAGACCCTGGTAATGTAGGATTATTTGACAGATTAATGGGCAATACAGAGCAAGGTTTATATCGTCAAGAAGGACTTGCTAAACAAGCATCTGGGCAAACATTAACAGATTTGTTAAAGAAACAATCTCAACAAAGAGCAATTAGCCAATTAGGAAAAACTACATCTAATATACAGCAGCAAAGTGCTGCTAAACAAGCGGATGCAAACAGACCAGTTCAATTGCAATCAATAATGCGTAAAGGTCAGCCAGTAGACACAACTACTGCGCTACTCTCTTTATTGCAAGATAAAGAACAATTTATGCAACCAAGAATATCTTTAATCTGAGGCAAATATGGCAATAATTCCATCATACTATGAAGGCTTATTATCAGAAGATGATATGTCATCTCTGCGCCTTCAATCACTTGCATCTGGATTATTAGGAGCAGGTGCAGCATTTTCTAGATCTGGCGCACCATCTACGATGCCACAGGGTAGCGGCATTAGTAATGCACTACAAGCCTTTCAAACTGGCTATCAAGGTACTGTAGATTCTACCTTAAATAATATGTTAAGAGCTACTCAGGTTCAAGAGTTAGTGCGTAAGCAAAAAGAGGCGCAACAATTAAGACAGTTATATGCAAGCGCAGCAACACCTAAATATCAAACAATACCAGGCGCACAAACCCCCATCCCTTCAGATGTTGGATTTGAATACCCTGCTGTAACGCAAGCCCCTTCAACTCAAAAGCTAGTAGGGTACGACTACGATCTAGCTAAGATTATTCCTATGTTGCAAGCTAGTGGTAATTTTGGCGCAATCAAGGATATTGCTGAAAGCACAAAGGCTTTGCGACAGTCCGGCCTTATGTCTGGTGGCATGGGTCAAGCGCCTAGCCCATTTGCCGCTTACACACAAGCAACTAGTCCACAAGTAAGAGCATTGGCTAGTCAATTAGAGCAAGGTTTTAAAACTGGTGTAATTGATGAAGAAACTGCTTATAAGCGTTTAGAGCCATTAGCAAGATTAGAAGAATCTTTTATTAGGGATCAGCGTGACTTTAGAGAAAGATCAGATAGACAGGCTCAAGCTGCTGCTGAAAGAGCAGATAGAAGGGCAGAAGGCGGTAAACCTACTGAGGCAGAACAAAAAGCTGCTGGATTCTCGCAGCGTATGGAACTCTCAAATCAATTAATAAATGATCTTGAAAGCAAAATAGCTGCAAAAGGACAAGATCCTAACATAATGTTCCCAACAGCAACTTCACAAGCAATTGGAAGCATACCTTTTGTGGGTGATTATGCTAGAACAAAGTTTACATCTACAGAGCAGCAACAATATCGACAAGCCCAAGAAAACTGGGTTCGTGCAAACTTGCGTAAAGAATCTGGCGCAGTAATTGGCGCAGAGGAAATGAACGCAGAGATAAGAAATTATTTCCCACAGCCAGGTGAGCTGCCAGAATCTATAGCGCAAAAAAATATTGCCCGTCAAGTAACGCAAGAGGCAATGAAAACTGCTGCTGGAAAATCGTACAGGCCATTTGATATGAAACAGTTTAAAAAAGATAGAGGGTTAGAATAATGGCATACGAAAAGTTTGAAAAAGTTATTCGTAATGTAGATAAATTATTAGCTAATCCTGATGTTAAACCAGCAGAGATCAATCAATATTTAAATGCAGAAGGATATACTGCAACTCGATTTAAGAGTGCAGCAGAAAACTATTCAAAAGCAAAAGGCGCAACTGCAGATTATGGAAATATTAAGGCTGGCATACAAGGATTAACCCTTGGTTTTGGAGATGAGTTTGAGGCAACTATTAAAAGTTTCGTAAACAAGCGCCCATACGAGGAAAATGTAGCGGCTATTCGATTTGCCAAGCAAGAGTTTGAACAACAGTATCCGAATCAAGCATTAGCATCCGAAGTAATTGGTAGCCTACCATTGGCTTTTGCTGCTGGCGCAGGCGCAGTTAATGTTGCTAGTAAGATTCCACAGGCTGCAAATTTATTGTCTAGAGTGCCTACCTCGCTTAAAGCGTTTGGTGGCACATCAGTAGTAGGCGGTGCAGGTGGCGCAGCAACAGGCGCAGGTACGGCTATGGAAGGCGAGCGTGTGCGTGGCGCACAAGAAGGCGCAGTACAAGGCGCTATTTTAGCCCCTGTAGCCCTTGGAGGATTTAAAGTTGCAAGTTCTGCTGCTAGGAATGTTGCTGAAAGGCTAGGAATACCAGAGGCAGCAAAGACTATTGTTGATGCCACAAAAGATATTCCAATTGTTAAAAGCATTACAGGCAAAACTGCTGAATTTTTTGGCATGGGTGGCGATTCTGCACAGCGTAAAGCAGACACCAAGATTATCCAAGCACTACAAAGAGATAGCCTAACATTGCCAGAGATTAAGGCTGCAATGGATAGTATTCGCCAATCAGGATACAAGCCGGAAACCATCATGGAGTTTGGTGGTAAGGCTACTAAGCAACTAGGTGAAACTGTTGCAAGCTATCCTGGCGCAAGGGTAGTAGCTGAGAACTTAGCAGAGGAGCGCAGGTCAGGCGCAGGCAATCGTATTCTTACAGACTTCCAGCAAGCCTTTAAAATTAATAAAGACCCAATGGAAATTGCAGACGATATTATTAGGTTAAGAAACGCTACATCTAGTCCACTATATAAAACAGCATACAAAAAGAACGCATTGATTGGTGGCGCACAAATTGATAAGTTAATGCAAGACCCTGCGTTTATTCGTGGATACGAAAGAGCAAGTAGACTTGCACAAAGAGAAGTGGATGAAGCTGGTAATGTGGTTGGAATGAAATTGCCTGATTTAAAAGAATCTGGAAATGTATTCGATTTAAAAACAATTAACTACATTAAGCGTGGCATAGATGAAGAAATTTTTATAAGCAAAACACCAGCAGCAGGACTAGGTAAAGATGAGATTAATTCTCTTAAAAACCTCCGTCAAGTATTTATGAAAAATGTAGATGCACAAGCCCCAACAGAGTACAAGCAAGCACGACAGGCTTTTGCAGGCCCTACACAAGTATATGATGCCATTGAAGATGGTAGACAGTTTTTTGACATTGATGCTCGTACACTTAAAAAGACCTACGATGCTCTTGGTGCATCTGAAAAAGATGGTTTTGCTATTGGTGCTTATGATGCTATTCGTACCAAAATTCAATCAGGCGCAGATGGCATAGATCAAATCAAGCGTACCTTTGGATCACCAGAGAAACGAGATCAGATCAAGGTATTAATTGGTGATGATGCTTTTAAAAACCTAGAGCTGCAATTAGGCAGAGAAAAAGCTATTCGCTCTACTGATATTCAGATTACAGGCGGTAGCCCTACTCAGCGTAGAACAGAGGCAGCCAAAGAGTTTGAGGGTAGTACAGAGTTAGTCCCACAGATGGCAGAAAAAGGACTTGTAAAGGGCGGCATGGATTATCTATTACGCTCCGTTACCGGCCCAGGCACTAGAACTGCTGAAAGATTAGCCCCAGACTTATTTGGTGTAGACCCTGCACAACAAGCAAAAGTAATAGATCGTTTAAAATTACTTGATGAATATTTACGCAATCAAGCATTACAACAACAAGTAGGCGCTGGTGTTGTTGCCCCTTCTCTATTGGATTAAAAAATGCCAAAAACAAAAATTTCAGAATTTGATAGCACACCAGCTAACAATACAGATATAGACAGTATAAACATTGCAGAGGGCTGCGCTCCGTCTGGCATTAACAATGCTATTCGTGAGTTAATGAGCCAGTTAAAAGACCAACAGACAGGCGCATCTGGCGATGGGTTTACTGTTGCTGGAACATTAGCTCTAACTGGTGGAGTTACATTAGATGGATCATCAGGCACAGCAGGACAAATACTATTATCTGCTGGGTCAGGCAATACTCCTACTTGGGGTGATTCTTTTGTAACTGGCATGGCTATGATGTGGACTACTGGTACTGCCCCTACTGGTTGGTTATTGTGCGCTGGAGCTGCGGTAAGTAGGTCTACATATTCTGCTCTTTTTGCGGTAATTGGCACAACCTTTGGCGTAGGTGATGGATCAACTACATTTAATCTTCCAAACTATACTAATCGTATGCCTTATGGAACTACTGTAGGCGCAACAGGTGGAACAGCAGATGCAGTTGTAGTAAGCCATACCCATACTTTTACAGGTACTGCTCTAGGCACTCACAACCATTCAACCACGTTTAACCAAACCCAAAAAAGTGGTAATAACACTAATTTTATGATTTCAAACCCGTCTAGTGGAGAAAATATAAATGGTTCAGTTGCGTTAGATACATCTAGTGTGTCTGCGGGTACTCCGTCTGGTTCAATTAGTACAGAAGGTGTTTCTGGCACAAATGCTAACCTACCCCCTTACTTGGGTATTAACTTCATTATTAAGACTTAATCATGGCTGAAATCGACCTATTTAAGTATGGACAACTTGTAGCTCAAGTAGATGCTATGGAGAAGAAGATAGACAAGTTAGAGGAAGGTATGGTTTGCCTTCTTGAACTTGCTAACAAATCCAAAGGCGGCCTATTTGCTGGGATGATGGTGGTATCTGCTTTCTCTACTTTTGTAGGATTTGTAACACATTACTTTATTGGCAAGTGATGTGTCTGATCCATTCGGAATTACCGATGGCGTTAAGGCCGTTACGAGCAGTATTAATGAGTCGGTAAAGGCAAGCAAAGAATTATCTAAAGCAATTGACGGGGTATTAGAGTTAGCAGATTCAGCAGCAAAAGAAAGGGCAGACTCTAGAAAAAAAGCTAGGCAAGTTAATCCTGATAATGCAACCATTATTGAAGCAGTAGACGAGTGGCAAAGACTTTTAATTGCTAGGCAGTCCGAAGCAAAGATTCAAGAGCAAATTACTAAGAAATACGGTAGTCACGCCTGGGATGAAATACAAGGTATTAAGGCAAGAAAGCAATGGGAAGAACGGCAAGATAGGTATTTAGAACAGCACGACAGGCGAGTAATGAAAAGCGTTATGTTGCTTTGTTACATATTTGCTGCTTGGATAGCATACGAATGTACTTGGGGAATATGGAGATAATATGTTACCGTTAATGGCACTATTTGATGTTGGGATGAAAGTCTTAGATAAGTTTGTTCCTGACCCTGAAGCTAAGGCAAAAGCCCAAAAAGAATTGTTGCAGATGCAGCAAGAAGGTAGACTCGCTGAACTTAACGCCGATAATATCGAAGCCCAAGAACTGACAAAACGCCAGCAAGCCGATATGTCTAGTGATAGCTGGTTGTCTAAAAATATTCGCCCTATGACGCTTGTCTTTATTTTGATTGTATATACAACATTTGCGGTTATGAGTGCGTTTGAAACGAGTGTGCATCAACCCTATGTAGAACTACTTGGGCAGTGGGGTATGCTGATTATGTCGTTCTATTTTGGCGGCAGAACGCTGGAGAAGATTATGGACATGAAGAGGTCAAAAGATGAGTCTAAGTAAACACTTTACCTTTGAAGAGCTAACGCACACAGACCATCGTGAGTTTGACAACACCCCAAATGTAGAAGAAACCGAAAATTTGACTCGATTGGCAGAGTTCTTAGAGCAAGTTAAAGAGGTGTTAGGTGGTAAGCCGATTATGGTTAACTCCGCCTTTAGGTCAGAAGCCGTGAATAATGCCGTTGGAAGTCGCAACACCTCACAACATCGCATAGGATGTGCTGCTGATATTAGAGTACCAGGCATGACGCCAGATGAAGTTGTTAAAGCAGTGATTGCATCAGGGATCGGATACGATCAGATTATTCGTGAATTTGACAGGTGGACACACATTAGCGTACCCAATACAAAAGACATGACACCAAGACGGCAAGCCCTTATCATTGATAAGCAAGGCACACGTTCATTTTCCTAGGGTAAACCCGAATGCCATTACAGAAGCTCGTACAGCGTTTTACAAGGGTCTAAAGACATTTCCTGTATTTGGTAATGGTTGGCTAAGTCGCACAGAATCAGAACGCTTAGAAGCGCTAGAAATGTCCAAGAACGGCTAAAAAGGGTCTGTAAGATTAACATACTTAAAATGCTTGATTGGGACATCAAAAAACAACTCGCCAGCAGGAACTTCTATATTCTTGACCTCTATCAATGGACTGCCTTCAATCACCTGAGTTTTCGCCCAATACGCATGGATTAAGTCTTGCGTTAGTGCAAAAAATAGCACAGGCAGATTTTGCTGAAATAGCTTCGCTTTACGCAGCGCACAATGAATGGTGGGATAGTGGCAGTAGTCCCAGCCACGAACTTCGACTTCAATATAACCAACTAACTTATCTGCTCTATATACGAGCAAATCTACTCCATACACATTAGGGTTTTCCCTACACTCCAATCCCCATTTCATCTTCACCCATTTCGTTACTGCATCTCTCGCTAGGGGATCGTATTGATCGTGGAGCGCCTGGTTAAATTGTTTGGTGGTCATTGGTGCTAGTTTGATAGGAAGTGAACTAGCCAAAAACTTGTGAAGGATGCAGCCTATCTCTTGTGGGGTTTATGGGGCTAAAGCAGCTTCTTTTTGGGCCTTTAGCATTGGCGCTGATTTACGGATTGTTTCTAGTTCCATTTCAAACGCCTTCTCTATCTGCTCAATTGTAAAGCCTTGCCTTAGAAACTTTAATACTAGATCGGTGACTTGTTGTTGCATCTCAACTCCTAAAAAGGAACACTACCAATATCATCGTCTTGGATGCGGTTTCTTGGCATCTCATCATTGCCACGAGGCAAAAAATTATCTCTTGCCTTTGGCTCTGACAATGTTAACCATCCATCAAATCCAACTGGCAAAGACTCTAATTTAATTGCTAGGCCACCTTGCTTTGTTTCCATGCAAATGCCTGCTTTAAGCCATTTAGTCTTTTCAACGCCAGTTTTGTCTGTGTAGCTACCGTTTTTGCAAATCACATCATATTTAATTGCCATTATTTATTTCCTTTAATTTAAAATACATCCCACTTACTTCTTTTAAAAACTTATCTACTTCTTCTTCCATTGCCATGATGTAACTTACATCTCTCTCAAGGCGAGCTACAAACAACTGCAAATCTTCCGGTAATCGTGGATCATAACTTACAAAATCACACCACTCACGGCCTGTTACTGCCATCTGGCATTGCATCTGCGGCACATACTTTGCAGGCGGTTTGCCACCCAATAAATACTTAATATGCGTTTTACTAGCTGGGCATTTAATCTCCACTAAACCAGTTTCGCCAACCAGTCCGTCTGGGCTACATCCAAACCATTCTATCGTAGGATGATCTACAAACGCAACCTGTTCTACAAATACATTGGCCTGCGCCTCATAAGCGATTCTAGCCATTGGTTCGGTCTGCGTACCCCATTCCATTGCAGCATTGGTAAACGACTCTCCTGGCTCGTTTGTGAGCCTTTGGACTACCAATTCTGTGCGGTAATCTTCCCTAGTGGCAGCCTCGCCCGACTTCCCCTTAGCAAGCACATCAGTAATCCGACTAGCGGTAACTTTGCCTAGCCTAATTGCCAACCATTCTGGCGATCCTTGCTCAATCATTTCACCCCTTCCAACAACTCTTTTGCTAGTTCATTAGTCCGTACTGCTGCTTTATGCGCTGCCTCTGCATTGCCTTTAAGCTCATAGTTATAGAAACTTCTAAGGGTTTTGACAATATCTATATATACTTCTGAATAATCTCTCATTCTTTATCTTCCATTGATTCGTTGGTTGGCTGGGTTATAAATGGTACATCAGAAATCTCATCCAATTCCCATTTTTTAGCAAACTCAGCAGACATGGCATCTATCGCAGCGTTCCATCCCAGCGCAAAGTATTCCTGCGGATGGTAGATAGATTGCTCTAGCTTGTTAAATGCTTCTAAGCAATGTTTGTTTATCATTTTTTCTTCCATTTATAAATAACGCTACTGGTCTTTACCTCTGGAAGAATGTCCTCTATAGACTGGTTGCAAATCGCACGAAAGTCAGCCCACTTCTTTTTGTAGAACTCCTGCTCACTAGCCGGAACATAATTGTAGAGTTTTACCCAACGAATCGTAATGTCTGTTCCTGATTTCGTGTACACATAATTATTTCGCATTTTTCTTCCCCTTATATTTTTGTTCTGCGGATCTGTTTAAACATACCCCACATCTCCATCTTGTAACTGGCCCAGTCTTTACCAGCTTAAAATCACTAGCTGGTCTTTCCACCTGGCAACTAGCACAGAATTTCCTTTCCACCATCCCAACCTTCCTTTAAATATCCATATTCTGAGGCATCGCATACTGCTCTCAAATCGGAACACACATCGCACTTGTCCACCCATATTTTGTACTGATGGTCTTTTGGTCTGTGTGTTCCCCATTTTGTTCCACATTCTGAACATACATTATCAGGTTGCTGTTGTGCTAGTTTCATTTAGCATCGCTTTCATCTGCTCGTAAGCTGCAACTAATTTTCCCTGCTCGGCCTTATTTTTGTTGAATTTAGGGTAAGATAGAGCGTAGGCGGTTCGGAGTTCGGCAGGGCTTTCTGCTGCCTGTAAATTGCCAATGTAGTAATCTACTGGAAACTCAGGCTTTGCTGTTAATGGCTCAGACGAATCCAGCGCATCGTGTTCTACAATCTCCATTGCAGTAACCCATAAGTACCTGCGCTGATAGGTTTCTACAGCTCCGATGTTTTGGACTTCATGGCAGCCCTTCAAAGCCGCAGATCCCATTGGGCTAGTGATAACAATATTGCTGTTATCTTCCGTATCCACAATGGTCAGGCTGGCTATCTCTGTGCCGTAAGACACAATGCCGCAAAGCCCTAGATCGGCAAAGATGTTCTGTACGGTAGGCAAAAAGTCACTCAACTCAAAATAGCGATACCCAGCAAACTTGTTATGGCCCGACTTGGTAAGCTCTGTGTTTTGCAGCTTAATTCGTGCCTGGTTTAGTTTAATAAATACTGACATGGTTTTCCCCTTCACTTGGTTAAATAATATTCCGCTACAGCTTCTTGGTACTCAAAGGACAGATAGTATAACTTCCTGCCTAACTTCTCCCAGTCTTTCTTTTCAATGCAATCACGCAGAAAGGACTGCAAATCGGGATCATTACACTTTTGCTGTAGAGCCTCGCCCCACTTAAATATATCGGATGGGTCGTACTCAGGATCGTTTTTAACGGTATCGTAGATACGCTCTTGCAGATCCAAGCTGTAATCGTCATCTGCTGGCTCGTAGTAGTTGTCGTTGTTATAGGTCATAGCACACCTACACGGAAACCATAAACTATGGAAACAAATAATACGATGACTGCCCCAAAGATGCCGCCTAAAATAATGTCTTTCATTTTGTTACTCCTTCACGAGTGGTTAATCTGTACTGCATGAATCCATACTAATCTACAAATGTAGAGATTTGCAAGTATTTAAGATTAGGACAAACCCTAGTGTTGCTTTTACGCACTTTGTTGTTTTTTTCTAACGGTGTAGAATAAAACTCTACATAGGAGAAACCATGACTGCTTTTGAAAAACTAATGGCTGAATTTGGCTCAATCAAGAATCTATGCCAAATCTTAGATGTAAAGTATGTAACTGCTTATGCCTGGAAGATGAGAAACGGCATACCAGTTAAATGGCATCAAAAGATCGTAGAAGCCTCAGAAGGCCGTTTGACAGAGCAAGACCTTGGCTAATAGCCAGAACGCCCGTACAATCGCTTTGCTGGCTTCTAGGGGCTATAAGTGCGATGTGGTCGAGTCGTACAATGCCTTTACTAGGAGCAAGAAAGACCTATTCCATATATTTGATATTTTGGCTGTAGGCAATGGGGAAACGGTAGGTGTCCAGATCACCAGCAAATCCAATATGAGCAGTAGGGTTAAAAAGATTAGCGAGTCTGAATACCTGCCAGAACTCATACGCAGCAAGTGGCGCATCCTTGTTTTAGGCTGGTACAAACAACCTAACGGCAGATGAAAGCGATGCTAAATGAAACTAGCACAACAGCAACCTGATAATGTATGTTCAGAATGTGGAACAAAATGGGGAACACACAGACCAAAAGACC